GGGCAATGCTTTCGATTGAACAGTGTTCAACACCCTCACGACGTCAGAGGTGTCCTTGATCTCTCCCAACAACTGGGACTCAAGCAGCTGAGCCTTCGCACGACGGTGCATACGCGGCAGATCTGCCAGTTTTTGACGAACAGTGTTGAGCTCCAACGACTTTTCGTGCATCTCGTGACGGGCATCCTCGACAGCTTTGATCTGCTTCTTGATCTTGTCGCTGAACTTGACCTGGACGTCCTTCGACAGCACCGAACGGTAGCTGTTGTACTTGGCACGGGATTCATTGTCCTTCGACTCCTCGACCGAAAGGGTGAAGGTTGTGATGCCTTCCTCTAGGTCCGCAGACCCGTCATAGGTGTAAGCATCGTAGTCTTTCCCTGTGAAGGCTTTGAGTGCCTTGCACAGGGCCTTTGAAACCGTGTCGGTTTTGTAATTGTCGACGACGGCCTGGGTCAAACTTTTTAGCTTGTCCTCGGCTTCGGTGAAATTCTTCTTCAACTCGCGGTGCTCCTTCTCGAGTCCGCCTCGCTCAAGTAGTAGTGCGTCCTCGGCCTTGGTCACGAACAGTTCCGCCAACTCGTCAGAGCCGACCTCTTGCTTCAGTTGCAGAGAGAACTCAGTACTGATTTGAGGAACAAGTGTGGCGTTGACTTTTTTATCTGAATTGTCTGTAGACATATTTTCATCCTGGTAATAGTTAAAAGTTTGTAACGTCTTGGTCTGAGAAGGTCTTTGGACTAGGCGAAGAGAGTTTCGCGAGAGTCCCACGCAAGCAGGTTAGGATCCACGACAGGATCGCCACTGCTTTGCTGGTCTTTACATTTACGGCGTACGTCCATCAGGAACAGTACCGCGGCGTCGATTTCAGAGAGACTCAAGTTAGAGGCCAACTCCTTAGCAGTAGCCTCGATTTCGAGGTTTTTTTGGAGATCTTCAGTCGAGGCCATAGCAGAGATGCCAGTGAAGATTTCAACAGATGCAGGTTGATTTAGTGCAGAAAACATAGAGTACCCAAGTGGAGGTTATTCGGTAGGGTTACAATCGTGAACGTCGATTGCGGTTTTCCCTGTACTTTCTACTTCAGCTTGAAGCTTGGAATCGCGAACTAGCAGGCGAGCTGCGCGGCTGAGTTGATCAGCGTACACATTCAAACCTGTCGTGTCTCGGCGCATCCAATGCCAGTTAAGATTAAAACCTTGTCGGGAGATCAAATCGAAGATCGTCCACATCGGGAGGTTTTTCTTGAAATCTCGAGACTTGCCTGAGCCTCGTTGTCGGCAGTAATCACTATCGGTGAGGATGTGTACCTGCTTTAAAGTCGGCCTAGCGCCGGACTTCTTTCGTTTCTTCTTGTCTATCGCTGCGTACCACATAAGAGGCTGCAAGTACGCCATCATCTCGCCCACGTTGTTAGTTCCGTGAGACATTGATCCGAAGAACACCTCTCGTTTAAAGGTGGTTTTTTGGATCGCAATAGAGGCCCAGCCGCATTCGTGTTCCCACTGACTGCCGCTACCGTCGCCGACTAAAATAAGATCCCAGTCGTCGATACCAAGCTTCTCTAAAATTGCTTGGAGAGGGGTGTTGAACACGCTCTCCGTCTTGGATTCTTTTTTCTTTCCAGTCGTCGACGACGTCGGGGTCGGATCCTCCGGCATGTCGAAAGGCAGTTCCTCTTGCGTCAGATGAATCTTGCCGTGTTTCTTCCGGTGCTCCTCCTCCGGGTTGATTCGCGGCTTCCTTTGCTTGCTCAAGTTTTACCTCTAGATCATGAAGTTGTTTCGTTTTTTGCTCGCGTGTTACCTCTAGATCGCGAAGTTGTCTCAAATTTTTGTTAAGTTCGACGTCTACCTGCATCTGCATCGCGTACGCAGATTGCATCTGCATCTCAAGCATAGACAGGGTCTGTCTTAAGCTTCCGATAATTGAAGCGTAGGTCTTGGCTTCACCTCTATCGGTTAGCCAAAGTCCTTTCTTGATATCTTCCTGTTCGTTCCAACTACCGTGGTAGTCGAGTATCACCACCGCGGCCCTAAGTTCCGGGTGTGCCAGTAGCAGCTGGGTCGTCAGGTCCTGCATCTTTTTCTGAATCGTGTAGTCGAATCTGGAAGTCAGATCCGTTTCCGGGGTCGTTATCGGATCCGGGGTTGTTATCGGATCCGACGATGGTGTCTGGGGTGTGTCGTTGTTCTGGTCGTTGTTCTGGTTGTCCATCAGTCGAATCCTCGTTAGGTATTAAAATTTTGGTGGAGTGCCTTGGCGTCCGATCCCAGGCTTTAAAAAAGTCGTTGCACAAGTTCGCGGCCCTTGCGGCAGCGAAGATGTACGCTGGGACGGCCGCCAAAACGCTACCAATCGGTATCCACACAGTATCGATGTGTGGTTCTAGTCGGAGTAAGATTTCACTTAGTGCTAAGGTACACGTTAGAAAAGCACTTACCCAGTTGGAAAGGCAAAACGGACATTGTAGTAATCGGCCAAAGAAGCCACTGCTTGTTTGCACGTACGCACGGCGAGTTGCAAACAGTTCGGAATAGTTCCAGATTTTAATGACTTGCCATATTGCTAATGCAGCCACTACTAATGTTAATATCACCTTATCTCCCTCAACTTAGTTAAGGCCCGCTCAACGCCTTTGCTGCCCACGTGGACACGACGATCGCAGGTAAAACTGCCAACCAGTGTAACCATAGCCCAGCAATTAGTGTAGCCAAAACACTTGCTCCGAGAAGCACGGTTACACCAACTACCAAAGGGCCAACTAAAGAATCACGTATATTAGTCATCAGGTATCACTTGTTGTTCGGGAGGCCACGCCTCAGTCTCGCCTCCAGTGCCAGCTGCGCAACCACTAAAGCGTCGTAGCACATTAGGGTTGAGTTCGCTGCCTTCTAGCGGAATAGTTTGTGCGCGAAAACGCCTCACATTCATCCTTGGTCGTCTCCGATTTCCAGTTGGTTCGAGGTTGTGACGCTGCAAAAATCTACGCGGGTTGCGAGACATTGTAGGCATGGTTCATCCTTGTAGTAGAATAGCTCGTGGTCGCAGCTTACCCGGTACGCGAGGGTATAAAGCAACACACGAGTCGATACAGTCCTGAGATTATCCTAACACAGAACTGAAGGGCAACTACCACCAGCACGGTGGTAGCATGATCCAGTCGATCCAGCTCAGGGTCGGCTCGAATTTGATTAGACATGGAAGTCTCCTTAAATGGCAAATAAATATACAAAACAAACGCTTAAAAACTTCGGACTGAAGTTGACCCAAGCGCAGATGGCCGACTTCAATCTTACGGGATTTGAAGACGATGCTACCGCGAAAATCTCGGCAGCTAATCACCTTCTGAAGCAGAGCAAGCACGCATCACTGACGCCGTTGCTTCCGATTCTTCTCAGCATCAAGGGTGAACCCTATTCGCTGGCGAACTACTTCCCGTTCGAGCCGTTCTTCAGAACCAGGATGAGTCGCAAGACTTTGTTGAAGGCCGGGCGACAGGTCAGCAAGTCTACGTCGCTCGCCTCCAGAGGTGTGGTGCAATGCAACTGTCTTCCCTTCTTCTCGATTCTGTATATCACTCCGTTGTTTGAGATGATCAGACGTTTCTCAAACAACTACGTCAGGCCGTTTATTGAGCTGAGTCCGGTGAAGGAGTTGCTTTATGGTAAGGGTACCATGAACTCAGTACTCCAGCGATCTTTTCTCAATAACAGTCAAATGTTGTTTAGCTTCGCGTACTTGGATGCGGAGCGTACTCGTGGTATCTCTTGTGACCTCACCAGCTACGACGAAGTGCAGGATCTCGATAAAGACTTCATCCCAATCATCAAGGAAACGATGTCAGGATCGAAGTGGGGCGGGATCGAACAGTTTGCCGGAACTCCTAAGTCGATGGAGAATACGATGCAAGCTCTCTGGACGGACTCGAGTCAGGCCGAGTGGTTGATCAAGTGTCACCACGGAGGTTGCGGATATTGGAACACACCTGCTCTGTCCCACGACCTAGAAGCGATGACTGGAGGCTACCGGGACGACATATCTTTTGATCGCCCAGGTGTCGTTTGCGCCAAGTGTCAGAAGTTCATCTTGCCACATACAGGACGTTGGGTGCACAAGTACCCCGAGCGTCGATGGCAGTTTGATGGTTACCACTTGCCGCAGCATATTTTCCCAATGCACTATGGAAATAGGGAAAAATGGCAAATTCTCCTCAACAAGCGAGCAGGTAAGGGTAACACCCAGACGCACGTCTATCACAACGAAGTCTGCGGCGAGAGCTCTGACTCCGGATCACGTATTGTCACTGAGACGGACATCAAGAACGCTTGCAGCCTACCTTGGCGGAATCGACTCGAAGAGGCCAGGGCCAACAAGAAGGGCTACATCTACAACATTTTGTCCTGCGACTGGGGTGGCGGCGGTGAGAAGGGCGTGAGCTTCACGAAGTTCGCAGTCTTGGGCATCAAGAATGATGGAAACATCGATGTACTCTACGGCGTCCAGTCTCTGACTCCGCACGATCATCTTCGGGAAGCCCGCTTGGCTCTGAACCTTGCAGCCATCTTCGACTGTGTCGCGATCGCTCACGATTACAGTGGAGCCGGTGCTCTCCGGGAAACCTTTATCGTCCAGGCAGGTTACCCAGTGTCCAGGATCATTCCTTGCTCTTACGTTAGGGCAGCAGCTGGGACGATCATGAGGTATGTAAAGGCAACTGAACAACGACCGCGGGCTTATTGGCAGATCGACAAGACGCGATCGCTGCAGCTCGTGTGTAACCAAATCAAGAATGGCCGCTTGAAATTCTTCCAGTACGACTACGTTGACTCGGACGATGAGGGAC